ATACTGAGGACATGAGCCACGATAACTGGTCACTGACTGGTCAGCCTATTGTATTTGGCAATCATGGCAACCTGCTGGACGGACAGAACCGCCTAGCCGCATGTGTTAAGGCTAACGTGCCGTTCACAACCCACGCTGTGTTCGGTGTAGAGCCTAAGAGCTTCGTTCACTTTGACATAGGCAAGAACCGCAACGCCACTGACGTGTTCACGATTATGGGCGTGAAGTATGCCAGAGAGACTGGCTTGGTGGTGCGCTTGTTCACTGCTTGGCAGAACGGTCAAGCAGGTTCTGGCCAAACATCTATGAGCAATGATGACCTGCGGCATACCTACAATGCTATGGATACAGAAATGCTGGAACTGGCAATCAAGAAGGCTAGAAGGGTAAATGATTACACCAACTACCCTGTGTCTCACCTCGCAACCCTGTTCTATTGCACTGCAATGAATGGCGACATAGAGCTGGTCAAGAAATTCATGGACGACATGGCCGCAGGGTTTGGCAAAGGTGTACGCTCACCTGTCAGGGCTTTGCTTGAGAATGTCGGCAGGATAAAGATGGACAAGACGCAGAAGATAACCTCTGCGATGTACAGCATCATGATTGCTCGTACTTGGAACAACTACAAGATAGGCAGGGCATCTGTTAAGTCTGATTTCAATATCAGAATAGACACACCTATGCCGAACTTAGTCTGATGCCTAAGTGTCGTCTGAGATACGATGTGCGTTTCAGCAGGGCGGAGATTTCTTCCCTGCTGGAACACCTAGCGGAGCAGTTCCAGTATGATGACCATAATGGGGTTGCGCCTGATAGGGTTCTTATGAGAGCCTATGATAAGATGCGGTGGCGCATACAACAGAATCAGGAGAGGGATTATGTGGTTCGTGAATTACAGGCACAAAATAAAACAGCGCCCGAAGGCGAAGAGCTGGGTGGTGCAGGTGCTAGAGGGAAGCTCGATAAAGCAAGTTCTGCACTTCGAGACTTGCAACAGCGCCCTAAGTTGGGTAGAAAGAAGAGAGGCATTTATGCGTAACGCATAAGCCTAGTTTCCTCCTCCCTGACCCTGCTGGTTTTCTCCCTTTTCCAGCAGGGTCTTTATTTATGCGGCAGTGCCTTTTTGGGCGCACTCAGTATCCACAATGATAATGAAGGGTAGTTTATCTGCTATTGCCACCTGCATCTCTTCTAGGCGGCTCTGACAGGCTTCTACGGTAGGATGTGGGCTATACATATCTTCAGCCACTGCACATTGTTCGCCAGAACCTAGCATCATCCAACATACAATGATTGAAGCGTAGTACATTACTTCCTCATCTTGGTTAGCCCTCTGAGGCCGAATGAAGCCGCTATAGAGGCATACATAGCCCACTGAAACCAATCAGGGGTTCTGTCCAGAGCATCGAACCCACGCTCAACATACGGCTGTAGGGGCGGTATAAAGCACATAGCGATTATGGCAATGAATAGGATAGTCCAAGCCTCATCCTTCCAGCTATCCTTGCTAGCCTCAGCCATAACCTTTTCCCAGCCAGCTTCATGCGTAGCGGCAACCTTCATCACCTCTGCCTCAGCCTCTGCCTTAGCTATGGCAACCTTGTTCTTGGCTACCTGCTTCTCAGTCTTGCCCTTGAGCCAGCTACCAGCCAGTTCACCCACAATGGGTAGTAATGCCTGTATCATTTTTCCTTACCTTCAAGACCGTTCCTTACCTAACCAAATTGCGAATGAACCTGTTAAAGCCCCATAAACAACGCTACAGAAGCCTGACTGCTCCATTGTGGGCAGAGGTAGCGCCATATACCACTCAGTCACCCTGAACGCCATAATAATCATTGCTAGGAAGGCTAATCGTGGTAGCACTTTCCATTCATCAAGAACCGTTGCCATTCTCAGCCTCTTCTCGTTCTATTGCCATTGTTAGCAGGGCTAACAGCCCCATCTGCATTACCTTATCACGCATAGTCTCATCCATCTCAACATGCACAGTAGCAGAACCGTCCTCATGCTCTTCCATATGCAGAACATCTAACTTCCCGACTGCCATTTGCCTGTCTCCATCTGCTTCGACAGCTCAACTGCCCTGCCCTTCACCTGCTTCGCCCAACGGCTATCCAGCATCTCACGGCTGGCGGTGAGGTGGTCGCCCTCAGCCAGTGCCTGCTTAAACTTCAGGAACTTGTTGAAGCCGCCTCTGCCGAGATTGAACAGCATAGATATGATAACAGCTTTTCTGGCATCGTTCAAACCAGCGTACCAGTCGAACTCATTAGCCATCTTCATAAACCTGCTCAGGTCATTCATCAGCAGGTATTCAGCCTCTGCCTCAGAGATGCCTACATCTTCAAGATTGCGCCCCACGCCTATTGTTAGCTTGTCGCTGGTGCATTTATACGGCTTCAGTTCAATGCCCTCGTGCCGCTTCAGTTGCTTGATAAGCTCGCCAGTGTTATCCATTGACCGCCTCATCGAACTCACCCTGCATCAGCTTAGAGGCTGTCACGCCCAGCTCATATAGAGCCTGTGTCAGTTCATTGTCTGATGCCTTGCCACGCTCAGTCATAAACACTTCCAGCGCCTCACCAGTTTTTGGGTGAAAACTCACTGTTACTGCCAGACCTGCTCCGATATTTGTTGTTACGCATGGCCGTCTGTTGGGTATGTCGTTCTTCATGTATAATCTCCACTGCCCTTGCCCAACTGTCTGATTCCAAGTCAGGTGTTTCAAAGAAGGTGCAAGGCTTGTTTATCTTTTTCTGTTTTATGTCTGAGACTGGCAGGAACCAGACGGTTCTCTGCTCAGAACTTACGCAGGCTAGAATATCATAATCCGCTTTCGTGGGTAATCGTTTTGTGCCGCCCAAACCCAGATTGAAACTGAGCCTGCTCTTCTTGGCTTGCTGGCGGCTAGCTTGGCAAGCCTTGACCTGCACCCTAAGCATCTCGCTCGTCTGTGGATGCCAGCAGATAATGTCTACTGCGTCCTGTGCTGACATGGCAACACGCCAGCCCCTTGCTAGGATGCTGGCGGCACATATATATTCACCAGCTAGCCCACTGGTGGTTTGTGACAGGATTGTGTCGGATATAAATTTAAGCTGACGGCTCATCGAGCAGTGCTATCAAATCATCAAGGTAAAACTGGGCTTTCTTCAAATCCTCAACTCCGTTTTTATGGTTGAATCGCCAGATATACTTTATCAGATTTCCTTGCACATAGAACTGGTAATTTTCACCCAGTGCCGACTTAATAGCATCCAAGCACTCGATGTTGCCGCTAGTGTAATGGTCAGGATGATTAACTGGGTCTTTCATCTAACACCTTCTTCATAAGGACTGCGTGGCGGCTGTGAGGGTAAGACAGGCGGCTGATTACTTCCCAGCCGTCTGCCTCATACTGCTCAATCTCAGCATGGATTACATAGCGCAATATCATGCTACCCTCTTGACAACTTCGTTAAGAGCCGTGTTGAGCTTGCTTCTGCCTCTGCCCCTGTTCTTGATTTTGTTGTGGGCATACCAGACAGAGGTATGGTCAACCCCAAATGGCCTGCTAACCTCTGAGAGAGACAGACCCAGCACTTCGACCCCGATATACATTGCGATGTGTCGGGGCATTGCAAACCGTCTGCGCTTTGATGTGATTTCATTTGCTTGCACCCCAGTGACTTCGGCTGTGATTCTTATAACTGTATCAAGCCTGCGGTCATAGTGCATCGAATGGGATAGTCTCATTCGCTTCCTTAACATTTTTGAGATAATTGTCTCTAAGACAGTAGCTGTTGCAGAACTGTTCTTTGTTTCCATTGGTCACTCCCTGATGTTTCCAGTTGAATGTTTGGGCGCAGAACGAGCAGGTGTCATACCTATCTGGCATGACCGCCTTGCTCTTCTGTTTTTTCTTAGCCCACCGCATTAGAACGGTATGCTGTCATCCAGCGATGTCTGGGCGGAACCGTTCGCCATGCCCTGCGCTGGGCGGTCTTGCCACTCAGACACTTTCAAGCTGACATATTTCTTGCCAGCCTTAGATTCATTGTGCCAAGCAGAGATGCTATACTTAGTGCCATCAATGGTCACTGAGCCACGCATGTCAGGGCGGTTCTGATTATCGCCCTTGTCGTTATCGAACAATGAGCCTGTCATGTCCTTCTGTTCATATTCAGCCATTTTCTAACTCCTGTTTCCTTTCGGTGAATAACTGCCTGTCGGTAGCCGACATGCCTAAATGCACTTTGTTATAAAGCGCCATCAAACTGTCCATGTTCGGACAGAGTGAAACTTGTTGAGCCAGAGATAGCTCTGGCGTTTTGAATGATGACGGTGCCGCAACCTGTTCTCGCACAGGTTCTGACTGTGCAGAGGTGGGCGCAGGCATATCCTCGCCTGCATAAAGGTGAATACCAAGCCCTGTCGCCATCGAGATAGCCTTAGCCATGCAACGCTGTATCTGAGCGTTCACCTCGAAGCTGTTAGGGTTCTGGATTGCCTTATTAGCATGGTTCAGGACAGGCATAATCTCAGTGGTTCCTGCCTCGCCATCGCCCAGATGCACAGTCACCTGCACATAGGCATATCCCTGACT